CTAATCTGATAGCAAGTCTGGCAGCAAGACGGGCAGCAAGTCTGGCAGCAAGTCGGGCAGCAAGTCCGGCAGCCAGTCGGGCAGCAAGTCGGGCAGCAAGTCGGGGATTTTATATGGCCCTATATTGATGGTCAATTTTGGGCATCGTATTTTTCTTTTTTTGATTACATGTTCTTGGTTGTGGGTATCGAAAATCCAAAAAAATTAGAATATGAGACATTACAGAAAACTATTGCATTAAATCTGATATATCCGCTTGATAACGTCTGCGTGCTTTGTCGAAAGCCAACCAAAATAAACATGCAACAATCAAAGTTGCATTGTGGAACCGGACCGGCAATCGAATATAAGGGGTGGGCAAGATACGCATTGAATGGAGTGATTGTGCCCGAGTGGATCGTGATGCAAAAAGATACAGAGATCGACCCGGTTAGAATCAAGGAAATTAAAAACGCCGACGTTAGAAGGGAGTTCGTAAAAAAAGTCGGCCTTGAAAGAATTCGCGCCAAATTGTGCGACAAGGTCTTGGATGAAAAGACTATATTTTTAAACACGCCGCTGCAACAAAAATGGCCCTGTAAATATTCTGTTTTACGGCTTGATTTTGGAGATCGAAAACGGCATGTTTTAGAGATGGAAAATCCATCCCTGCCAGGGTTCTGGCATGTGGAATATGTTCCAGATGATTGCGTTACAGTGGAACAGGCGATGAATTTCAGATTGAATCGAACCGAAAAAGATATTGATGACAAAAAAGGATTCGATTGGTATTTACATGGGGATGTTGTTATAAAGCCAAAAGGCGCAAAGAAATTCAAACGATGGCCAATTATGGTCGCATAAAGAAAGGTTGATTGAAATGGAAAAGAAGCATAAATTTCTTGCGGAAGGTGAGCTTACCGGACATTATCACGAGACGACAGCAAAGGATTCTTTTGTCGTCGGGGATGGTGTTGATCGCAAACTTTCCGTTCCTACGGGAACCGAAATCACGCACCAGGAGCATAAAACGATACAACTTCCCACCGGCGATTACGATATTACCCGTCAACGCGAAATTGACCCGGATACCGAAGAGATCAACGCTGTCCAGGACTAAGGGAAGCCATGATTATCATAGGGATAGACCCCGGAAAAACTGGCGCCATCGTAGCGATCAACACGACGCTTGGAACGGTGGAGAAACACTTGATTCCCCTGATCGGAAACGAGTTAGACCTTGCCAGCCTGAAACAAATACTGTGCAAGTATATCTCTGCGCCTGTCTGCGTTTACATAGAGGATGTCCACGCCATCTTCGGATCAGCGGCAGGAGCAACGTTTACTTTTGGTTTTGTGTGCGGCGCAATACAGGCAGCCGTTGCTTGTCTGGGACTCCCTTATACGCTTGTACAACCAAAGGCATGGCAAAAAGAATTGTATCAGGGAATCCCGGAAATCAGGAAACAGCCCATAAAAATCAAGAAAGGCAAGCGGACAGGAAAAATGATACAAGGAAAGATGGATACAAAGGCCATGAGTTTGTTGGCGGCAAAGCGTCTATTCCCAAAACTCGATCTGCGCGCTACCGAACGATGCAAAAAACCGCACGATGGCATTGTGGATGCCCTGCTGATTGCCACATACGGCTGTCGTGAAATATAAAAACCAACGAAAGGAAACAAAGATGAATAAGATAATCGCCATCCTTGGAACTCTCATCGTCGTTATTTGTGTGGGTTGCATGTCAATCTCGGAACTTGTCACGCCTGCAACCATCGATCAGCGTGCCGTCAGTTATGTCGTAGATGCAAATCTGGCAACACCAGAAGAGTTCTCCGGCTACCCAAATTTATACAAAGCAGACAAGTTGGAAAAACTGCTTACGGCCGCCCATCAAACTATTCAGTTTCAAGCGGAAAAAATGGCCCAAGAAGATACGCTGACGTATAATCAACTCAATGAAGTCGCAACAGCGAATCGAACGATGGCCTTGCAGCGTGAAGAGCAGTTGTTTGGAACTACCGGTCTCTTGTCAACGATTCTTCCTATGTTGGGTTTTGGTTCACTGACTGGCATCGTGGGCCTTCTTCGAAAACGGCCCGGCGATATCACAAAAGAAGAATTGTCCACCGCGGTTGCCGAGGTCAAGGAAGAAACGGCATCCGAATTGTCCGACAAGGAGAAACAGATTATTGAGTTGGTGATGAGCGTACAGTCGATGTTCAACACCGTTGAAGCGTTGCCGGTAAATACCGGAACCAATGAAGACAAGGAAAGAGTTGAGGACCTGAAACAAAGTCTGATTGCAACATTCAAATCGAAATTGGACGGAATTCAGGACACGGCGACACAGGTGACGGTTGCCACAGTCAAGAAGACAAACAATATAGCGTAGCATGTTCATTTATCTCGGTGGACGCCATAGCCAAGCCGAGCCGCAAGCGCAGGTCGGTATATAACGGCGCTCTTTTCATCCTTCGCCCCCCTCCGGAACACCCTCGCCGGAGGGGGATTTTAAAAACGAAATATCTCCATTTTTGAACCATCAAGTAGAACTTGTCAGTTGATAATGAAACATTAACCGTAAGTTAAAAGGGGTCTCAGAATGAAAACGTCAACATTGTTTATGTGGGTATTTATCCTTGCAATTCTGGTAGGCGTTTCCTTGTTTGTGTTGGGGTGCGATGACGACACCGGCAACGTGGGTCCGTCTCGAAGGGCTATCGCAATTTATGGGGACAGCGACAATATCAGTACCGGTTGGTTCGTTTACGTTGACACCTTCAACGAAGAGATTCAGCAGGAAGGTGTGGCGATGATCGTAAACGGAGGAAAACAAGCGTGGTTTTACTCCAACAATGGAATGGGTGGACTGAATGTGAACCCATGCAATTACGCACAGCACATCGAATCAACAGGCGTTACGGGGGCCGGTGGACGGTGCATTGCCAAAGGAATTCGAGACGACTGGTCGAACCCGAAAGGATATAATGTATTCTCTCAAATGTCGGTTGGTAAGCCGGACTCACCGGCAACCGTTGCGGGATTCAATTACCAGACACAGGCCAGCCAACAATCTTTGCAATGGGCAGCGGCAACCGCCTACAAGAAGTGTCCGAGAGTTGTGGCCGCCGCATCAGGCCTGACAGGAAATTATACTCAGGATGAATTTACGGCCCTGACAAATCCCACAGAAAATCCACCGCCAAAAGGAATCGCCTACACCTGCAATCTGATTTCCCAGAACGGAACGTCTGGAAATGGAACGTGCCGACCCATGAATTCTATTATGGCCATCAACCTCACGGATCCCGATGACTACTTGAAATATGCCGCTCCGTTCTATTATAGTTTCATCGTGCGCACCGCGGACCCTATCGCGCTCGATGGCGTGATCGCCAACGGGTTTGTTAAAACAAACATCGCTCCGGACGGAAGGGGTCTTTCGCTCTCGTGGTATGGGTCCAGCACGGATGGTCAGACCCATGTATTCAGGACGGAACCATTCTTGCCGGTAGATAGTGAACTGGAAATATCCAATACTTCGGAGATTTCTGTTTACGACCGGTGGACTCCGTTTGATGCACCTGATATTTGGGATGCCGAGCAATACCTCGTCAGCGTCAAATCGAACTGGATTGATTTTGTTGACCCCAATCTTGTCTCCGACCCGAATGTTTTCTACGGCATCAATCCAGACCTCTTTGACTTTACCAATCGTCTGGACACGAGCCATCCGAAATTTAATGAGGTCCTGATACCGGAACGAATCCTCTCCGTAAAGGTGATTCCGCTGCAAGCCGAAGGGGATTATCTCCGTATCTCAATTAAAGACGTTGACTTATCCACAATCATCATGGCAATGGATTATTGGTTGACGGACAATAGAATCTGCGACCTGAATGGGGATGGCATCGTCAATCTGAGAGACTGGCCCCAATGAACTCATTCGCAAGAATCCTATTCGAGCAACGGACCTTTCTTGTCGCAGATATTCGAGTGGGGAAAACTCTTAAAGAGCTTATGCAGATCTATGGAAGAGACTCAAAGGCGATTATAGCCATGGGAAAAGGACTTATGGGCGATGAATACGACCAGTGTATGGACAAGCATAGGCGCGGCGATGTACGCAAAAACAAGCCCTTAAAAGATATGCAATTAAAATAACCATTGACCCAAATACGAAACTTTGTTAATACAATTCACGAAAGGTAGATTATGAAATGGAAACTATTGTGGCTCATTGCATTCGTTTTAATATCGTCGGTCTGTGCCACGGCGACACTTCGCGCGGATCTCAACGGCGATTGCCGCGTGGACATGGCCGATATGGCAATCTTGATGTCCGAGTGGATGTTCGAGGGAGATTGTGATATGGGACTGGGGCCCGAGTTAGTTGTCAATGGTGACTTTTCCTCAGAAACCGGGGGATGGTCATTTCTTGTTGGTACTTGGATTATTTCCGATGGCGCATTACACTTGCTTTCTGCTGACTTACCAGTATTTCAAACACTTGGCGGGCTTGTTATTGGAAAAACTTACCAACTTAATTACGACCTTCTCAGTTACAACATTGAAAATCCTTTTTCAAGTGGAATTTATTTTACGTTTGACGGCGTATCGGGGCCGGTACATTTATTAGACGACCCGTCTCCGGCTCATTATTCTGCGGACTTTGTTTATTCTGGTACTACCAATGACTTGTATTTCTGGGTTGAAGATATTGGTGAAGGTTCTTCTGTCAATATTGACAATGTTTCCGTCCGCGAAATAGTAGCCGATTCAGACAGCGGATTCTCTTTCGATGTGTTCTCTGCGTTATATGACGATGAATAAAAGGGGGTTATTGTGCAAGAAAAAGAATTAATCATCAAAGAACTTGGCGTCAAAGCAACCCGGTGTGAGTTCGGAGAAGACGGTTGCCGCGGCACGATCTGGCGGAATAATATTGAAATGCAGTTTATTTTCTCATGGGGAATGGGATGGGAGCATCTATCTGTTTCCTGCAAACACCGAACGCCAACGTGGGACGAAATGTGTTATATGAAACGCATCTTCTGGATGCCCGATGAATGGTGCGTTCAGTATCATCCCGCCGAAAAAAACTATGTGAACATTCACAATAATGTACTGCACATTTGGCGCCCGGTCGATGGTAAGTTTCCCGTTCCGGATAAGATACTGGTATGAAATAAAATCCCGTCCCTGGCTTGCATCCGGGGACGGGATGAAAGAAGAAATGTTATTTCAAAAAGTAGAGAATCACCCCTACCACAACGCCACCCACCACACTGGACACAAGACTTCTAATCCACAAGTATTTGCCGGCGGCGCATTCGGCAACGTGCAATTTGATGGAGGCCGCGATCATCTTCTTGACGATTTCAAGATAACGCTCGTTTACTTTAATCGCGATCAATTCTGCCAATCTCTCAATGTCTTTTTCAGTCATAGTTGTCAGTCCTTCATTTTCCATGGGTCATCCATCATTTATGTCGGCTCTTTGGCCGGCGTTTCTTTTGGTTGTGCTTCAACACGGCGATTCAGCTCATTGTTGATGGCCATGATGTTCTGGTTACTGGCCAGAATTGATTGATACTGGTCTTGTAACAAGAGAGCCAGTTTTTCAGATGTTAACTCTTTTAAGTCCATGTTTTCCCTTTCGGTTAAGTGGCTATCAATCCAAGTTCTCGTATGTTTGCCAATAATGAGTTAAATTGAGCTACAACATCTCCGGATCCGGTTGCATCCGCAACGGCAGCGGGTTGGTCAACCGGCGTCGCATTATAAAATCCAAGTAGTTGATTAGTTGCGGTCCCAATCTTTGTTCCGGTCGTCGTAGCCAAAGCGATATTTGCCGATGCTGGAAATGCGATTCCGCCCGTCAGCGTGGACAGGCCGGTAACGCCGAGAGTTGCATTAACCTGTAGCGTCTGGTTTGTTTCTGTGGCATTCATCACGCCGTAAATTAAGGCTTTTGTAGAATCTGTTGGTGAACCCGCTGAACCACGGCCTTGATTATCTACGATAAACAAATTTGAATTTGTCGATTGGTAATAGCCAGCTTTGTAGCCAAAAAAGATATTACTTGAACCAGTAGTAACAGAGTACCCACAATAAGAGCCGACTAAAACATTTTTACTGTGTGAATTGGTCCCAGAACTTAAGCCGCTTTCCGTTCCAATGCAAATAGAATCACTGCCATTTCCATACCGGGCAGTTCTGTACCCTATAAAAACATTTCTGCTTCCACTGGTCAATCCAAGACCAGTATATGTTCCCAAACATAGATTACTGGCTCCATCGACTATATATTGTCCGGACTGATGACCAATTAGTGTATTATATGCACCAGTTGTAATATACTGGCCGGACCCGGTCCCAATTCCAAAATTATAAAAACCAGTTGTTAATTCTGCAAGTGCGTATGCGCCAATTCCTACATTACCAGTTCCATTATACGCCAGAGTGGTATTGTTTAAGTTGAAACTTCCGGCGAAAGAACCAATAAATACATTAGGCCAAGTCGGGCTTTGATTTGATGGTACATAAGTATGAAATATTTTTCTGTATGCAACACCGTCCCATTGTGCAATAGCCCCAACAGAAGATGTTGATTTTGGCAATTTAACATAAGCTCCAGAAGATAAATTACCGGCACAGAGAACTTCTGATAAAGTTGCCGTTGCGTTGTCCGCAAACGTCATATTCGCCGACTCCGACAAAAGCCCGTCAGCCCCGGCAAAGACAACGTGCGTCGGTGTCAGGCTGGACACTTTGACAGTGGCAAAGGTCGGATTCGGATTTGGGATAAAATTAAAGTTCATAATTCGGACTCAATAAAATTATAAGATTCTTTGGCGGCCTGATACGGAAAGCCAGAAAGAATAGACAATGGTTCTGCCAGTTTTTGAAGGGCATTGTCCGGGTCTTCAGGAATTTTAGAGATTGCCATACCCATTTTCGCAACCTGCTCGAGCGGCGCCGGAGCCGAAGCGTTCCATCCCTTTATACCTGACATCAAATAGCTTCCAACCAATGGAATTGCCGAAACGAATTGTTCCCCCACAGCCTGCAAAGCGTCTTCGGGTTCATCGGGAACATCCTTGCTTTGAATCATCCAGATCAGCATTGACATCGTGGCCAGCGATATGGCAGAACGCGACGCTTCACGATAATTTCGATTGCGCCACTGCGCAGGTATGTCGTATGTGGTGATGTTATAAATCTGATTCAATTGATTGGTGAACATCGTAAACCAGTTTATCCATTCACTGCTGGAATACAACCTGGCCAAGTCTTTCGGAGTGGATGCCTCCTGTGTCATCAGGGTTGTCTTTGCGGCCTTGTTAGCGGCCTCTTTCGGACTTAATCCATCCCTGATCGCCTTATTGTAAACCGCATTAATTCCGATCACGCGAATTGCCCGGTCGATAGAAAACATTCCAAACATTCCCGCCGTGCCGACCTTTCCAATAATCCTTTCGTAGGCCGAATTATCCGCGATCTGCATTTCCTCCATTTCACGTTCGATAGATCGATGCGAAATCTGTGGGTGTGCGATCTTTGCCTTTTCGTAAGATTCCATCGGATGCGAAGCTGATTCCATTGCCGAGGAAAGAATGTCGCCAAAGCTGGAATTGGCCCAATAGGACATGATGGCCGGGAACTGATTTAGCATCGATGGGATTCTGAAAGCGATGTACGCGATGGCAACATGCCGGCGGGCAACTTTTGAAAGATTCTCAAGGTCTGAATATCCCTTGTAATAATCCGGATTCGCTGTCATTTTAACAAAGTGCGACACTGTATCAAATATGGGTTGGCCAAACTTTTCAACGATGGCTTTCCTAAATTCATCTTTGCGCAAGATGGCCTGCATATCTTTGATGTGCAGTGCGTTATTGATATAGTGTTCTTGTTTTCGGACAGACTGGAACCATATCTTTGTCGCTCCGGATTTCATCGGTCTGCGAAATTCAGCGGGAATATCTTGGCGCTGAATGGTCATACCTTTATGCGGCCCCTCTTTTCGAAAGTAATGGCGAAGGGCCAACTCATCGAGCAACTCCTGTTCGGCAGAAACAACTTCTTCTCGGATAACGAAAATAGGAGTATAGTTTTCCTCTTTTCCCATATCTCGATTTTCGGCAGCTATAACGGTATTTCTCAGTCGCTCGTATGAATTTTGGGCATACTCTGCAATGATCGTATCACCCCAGAGCATTTCATTTTCGGTTAATTGTTCAACAGCCTGATTGTATAGGGCATCGTCAACTATTAAGAAATCCTTAATACTTGCGATCTCAAGGCCGCCATACATCATCGTCGCGCGTGACTTTTCGTTTTTCCATCCAGTATAAATAGACAGCATTTCATCAACCGTCAGGACGTATTTTCCAACGGTTCGCTTTTGGATCAATCCATCCATGCTGATATTCAGTTCGGCCTGTCGTCGCTTCATCCCCTCTTGTCGCCGATCAGTGTTAATAAGTTCGGCATTGTAATCCTCATTGGTGTGCCCATAAAAGAACGTATAAATTCGTCCCGAGAAATTCTTTCCGCCCTCGAGCATATCGAAGATTCGCATAGGACGCAGTCCTAAAGCGCGTTCGACCTGTGCGATTTTCTCTTTACCAATCAACCCCAACGCCTTTTGGAATATTCCAATGTCGGCCTTGTTGATTAGTTCGGTCATTTCTGTGGCTTCTTTTTCAATAGCCTTTTTCCGCTCGGCGCGGATGGATTCAGATTTCAATTCGCCCAACTGTTTGAGACGATTGATTTCGTCGTTCATTAAAATAAGATCGCTGTAACTGAGATTATTGACGTCCTTTTTCTCAAGGGTTTTCAGCAACTTTGTCGGTATTTCCCCGGCACGTTCAGGGTTCCTATTCAAGAAGTCACGAAGCGATTCTTTTTTCTGTTTCTTTCCCTCGGTTTTCACATTCCAGTCAATCGCATTTTGCAGTCCACCAATAGCCTCACGATAAAAGAAATCGACCTTCTCGTTGACCTCTTTGCGAATGTTCTTGATGAGCTTATCCCGCAACTGTTTTTGCTTGCGGAGATATTGAAGAAGCGCGAACGTTTGTTTGGCCTCTTTCTTGCCGCCCGCCCAACCCTCTTTGGCCGCTTTGGCAACGCGCTTCATCACATTATCCAGACGTTCCAGTTCTGTCATCTGAACTATATTCAAAGCGCCGGATTCTGTGGATTTATGAATTCTCTCTTTTGTGTTTTCGATGGTAATGACAGTCGTTCCGGGTTGCTGAACAATCCTGAAAGGTCGCATTGTCTTTGGCAATCCGAGTTTATCGCGAAGTTCTTTGATATCGCCCCAGTCCGCGTTGGCCCGCGCCAGATCAGATTCAGTGTTGATCGTGTCGCCGTCCACCCTGTTTTGCAGACTGGTTTCAAGATGGGTTAGCAGGCCCCGCGCTTCGTCCATCTTCAATTCAACCTTTGTTCGCTTTGTTGGCCAGGCTCCTTCGTGGAATCCCTGAATTTGTTCCGGGTCAACTTCCATCGATTCGCCAACGACTTCTTTCATCCGTTGTGTCACATTGCCGATATATAAATTCGGCGTGATCGAGAAGGGTTCTTCGGCCTTGAGAGTCGCTTCGGATTGCTGAATCTGGTATTCCTCTTCCGGCGTCAACATCTTTTCTTTTGGTTCTCGGACTTGGCGTGTCTTCTTTGGCGGCAATTCAACAGGTACATCCACCAGCGTTTTTCCCAACGAATCCACATCCAGACGGGGAACGATCTTTTCGGACGCCATAATGCGTGAGATTCGTTCTACGGGTTCCGTCCCGGGCAGCACGGTTTGTGCCGCAATGGCTTCCGTTTGTCCAACTGAGGGCATCGTGGTTGGTTTTTTGACGCTTAGAACATCTTTTCCAGTCTGGATTATGTTTCCGGGTCCGGCGATCACAGAAAATGCCTTTGCGGACTCGATGGCCGTACCGACAAGACGATTCGTTATGTCTTTTTTAGCGGCTACTGAAAACCCAGTCTTGTCCAATTCGTTTGAAATGTTTTTTGCCAATTCACCAAAGACGATATTGTTCGTTTCCTGAACAACCTCGGTCGCGGTTTCAAACCCTACGTGGCCGGCATATCGTGCGGTTCCAGAAATCAATGACTTGGTAATTGATTTACTCTCAACAAGGTTTTTGATTGTCGCGCGCGTCGCTCTCGCAAGCAACTTCTTTCCACCGGGAATAGTCTTGATGATATCGCCAATCTGAGCCAGCTCCAAAAGTCCGTTGACTGCGCCAACACTATCGGCAATGGTGCCGGCAATGGCAGGGTCAATTTTATTCCCCTTTGCATCAGTCATGGTCATCAGTTCATCGTACATCATCCCCGTTTCAATGTCGGCTGAACGCTTTGCAGATCCATACGAAAAACCGATGCCGCCAAACAGCAACGCCGCGCCAGGAACCGTTATTGCCTCTTCTGGCAACGCGACTTGCGGCCCCGCCTGTCCAGCCGCCGCGGCCATGCCGGCCGCCACTGCGCCAGTTCCCAATCCCGTCCATGCCCCGGCGCGTGATGTTTCCAGCATCATGGGGGCCACATTGGCAGCCGATTTTGCAAATGAAGCAACGCCCGTTGATTTTGTGTCCTTGATTTTAGCTTTCAAAGAATCAACTTGGGCCTTAGCAAGTACAGGAGAAATCTGTCTTTTTCGTTCGGCCAGTCGAATATCGGCGATTTGCAACTGGATTTGGTTATTATTCCATCCTTCTTTCACGGAATCAAAAACACCAGATTCAGTATTCTCCATCTGTGCTTTTAACATGATATCGGCGGCATTTATATTTTCCTGCTGAACGCCCATGTTTTGCAGAAACGCGGACACTTTCATATCGTCAAGAACTTTGTTCTTGTCGCCCATCAGGTCCAACTGCGAAGATTTTTCAGGACCAATATGTTTTTCGATATCAAAACCATCTGACATGAGTGTGTCGGTATCAAGAACGTTGGCCTGAGTGATTGAGGATTCACGCAGAATTTCATCGGCAGGGCCTAAGTCAATGAGTCCTTTTTCTGATTTTTGCCTTGAATAATATCGCTTGTCTTTACCCTGGTAAATTTCATACCCGGCCTCTTCCTCTCCTTTGACAGTCTTCGCCCACGTTTCATGGCCGCGTCCTTTCAACAATAATCCTGTTTCCGGAACGCGGCTTTGATAGTGTCCAGTTTCGTCGGGTTGGATGCCATATTGATTCGCAGATTCATAATCATATCCGGAACCTTCTGGATCAAATTTCTCTACGGCGGGTCCGAGGTCAACAAGAGGCATTATTGAACTCCCATCTTGCGGCCATTCCGTACCACAACCCACATATTATTCTGAACATCCCATGTCGCATCGGGATATTCTTTCGGCGGAGTATTGGTTTTGATGGCCGGCGGGTTCGGACTCATTCTCTTTTTGTATTCTCTATAGAGAAATCTTGTTGGTGACGCGGTTGCCAAAAACAGATCGCTATTATAAATGGATGAAATCCATCCGCCCCTAACCTTCTTGCGAATCAATTCAGAGAAGTATTTTTGTGCCTGTTCATCTGTTGGCTTTGTGGAAAGGAACGTGTCCAATTCTCCTTGCACCTTCATATAGGCGTCGGACGTTTCTGGTTTGATTTTCTCTCCAAATAATTTGGCTTCGTAAAGACTTGCAAGTTGCGCCTTATACTTTTTGTCCACCGGGTCTTTGTCGGCGATATTCTTTCTGTATCGGTCAACCAATCCCGTGACATGTTTTGTTCCAAGACCGTTTTGAGTTGCCGCGTAAATTCCCGCCTCATTGATCTTTTCGGGGGCCAGATCGATAATGGCATTCAAATTTGCCAGAACAGAAGGATCACCTTCTTCAAGCGAAGAGATTCCGGCCTTAGCTTTCTGGTACTGAGCCGTTTGATAGTTGCTCCATATCTGCCGTTTTTCGTCAGCGGAAATCACAGACTTATCCAACATGCTCTGTGTCAACGTTCCATCTTCGGACTTTTTGTACAATTCCCATTGCTCTTTATCCTGTTGGACTTTCAACGCGCCATTGACGCGATTCTGTGTGGCGTACAAATTCGTCCGTAGAGCATCCATTGTTTCAATTTGTTGGCCGGTAAACTGGATAGGCTTTCCATCCTTGGCTGTCAACTTTGGCATGTTCTCGATAATGCCTTCGGCACGTTTCAAACTGGCCGCGTCACCGGTATTTATCAACCGATCAGCCTGAGCCAGAAGCGTATCCCCAAAGAATGTTTTGCGACGGTCATCTGCTTTTGTTTTTGTGATAGACCCAGCCACTGTCAGATTGTCCAGAAGTTCATTGGCTCCGGCATAATCGCCCTGTTCAAGATACCCTTGATAATTGGCATCAAATTCATCATTCAACTGTTTGACTTTGTTCTTTTCAATGGTTCCCGCGAAAGCGTCTGTCCACCGCGTTGCCGTATCGTTGACGTGAATCTGAAATTCCTGATTGACCTCACCATTTTTAGATTGCAACGAACTGACATCTTTTTGGTATTGGTCGATGATCTTCTGTGCTTCTACTGGGTCGGAAACATTTTGAAGGCCCGACATTGCAGCGGAACCGAATTCGTCGTATCGGCGCTTCATTGTTGAGAATTCAAGAGCGTTATCAGCCTGCCGGTATTTCTGTGCGATGCCGTTTAGGTTGTTTCCAAACTGAGCAACCGCATTACCAATCTGTCCGGCTCCGGTATCGACGTTCATATTTGCCCGCGGTTGACGTACAACATCGGGTACACCCTGTGCATATTGAATATCAAATTGCGCCATTTAATACCTCAGTACCGTTGCTTTGCCTTCATTGGTAAGCCCGCCAGACGTTTTTGAGAACATGCCAGAGTTACTAAATCCGGTCATCAGGCTTGACCCGGCCCCAATAAAGCCTCCGATCATGGCGTTCTTGCCGGCCTTCCGTGCCTGTTTTCCCTGCATTCTCTGCAATGTCGCCTCTGAACGCAAGGCCGTGGCTTCCTGTTGGCCTTCAAATCCGATCATAAGATTCTGCATTTCGTCCTGATTGGCCTGTTCTGCCTGGATCAGAAGCGGCGCACCGGTCGTTGTAACGGCTCCGCTTGCGCCGAGTCCGGCACGCATCGTCGATTGTCTTCGGTCGGCCTCCTCGGCCTGCAACTTCTGTTGATAGGCCGTCTTCTGTTCGGTCATTGTGGCTTCACGCTCGGATAATTGAGCATTATAATTTGCCATGTTCTGAGCCGATTTACCTTCGGCATTGGCGGCCAAGCCTGAGTATATTTGTCCACCGGCTGCAAGGGCGGCTGCGGCTATCATTGCGAATCTCCAAAGAATCTCACGAATCTTATTGCCGGAGAATCCCCTATGAAATTTCTCATACGGGACTCTTCTTTGAATTGTAAATGTTCCACCAACCGGATACCAGCTTCAAATCCAACTTCAACATAGGCTTCAAGCCGTCGAATCCCAAAATCAACACAGAAGGTCGGTATCCATTCAGACAATACCCTGAACGATTCTGTCAGGTGCGTCGTCGCGGCATCTCCCATCGAGAGCCAACACCAAGCAGTTGTGTCATTGATGAATCTGAAACCTGCGATACCCAGAACAACATCTCCATCGACCAGAGAATAATTGTACTCCGATTCCCCGGCGCGAATCTTGCGGTCCTTTTCTTTGACCCCGTGCGTTTGCATATAGGCCAAGTCTTCGGCTGTCATTGTTCTGAATATCATTGTTACGTCCTATCAACTTCAGCGATAATCGCTCTCACGGTAATTGGATACGGCCCGTCACTTTGAATGTAAATTGGGTTCAGGGGATCGAAACCGCCTGCTGTTTCCACTTCCACTTCGCCCGTAAAAAGTCCTGCAATATCACACGTATTGGTCAGGCCGACTTTATTGAAATCGATTGAGAACATATTGTCCAGTGATTTCCCATACTTCGCGGCCCCGGTATTCATAAACGAAATCACCAGTTTGTTAACGCGAGTGTTTTTGCCCATGCTGTCAGGAAGAACAATTCGCATCGGCTGGATAGTTGTAGCCGAACTGAGTCCAACCGATGCTACCAATACGCGCGTTTCTATACCAGACAAGTGCGCCGTGACCTGTCCGCTCGAAACGATTTCATCGTCCAAAGCGACGCCATCGCCAAGAACACTGACAGTTTCACCTTCTAAATGTCCGAGTCCTGTAATGGTCGGTACTGAATCCGAGTAAGTGTAGATATAATCCATGACCTGTTGATTTTCGTAGGTCACTTCTTGTCCTTCATACTGGACTATATTTTGGGTATCCGAAAAGATTCCGCCTGGCGAATTGAAGATAATGCCGCAATCAACAAAGAAAGCGTCTGAGTCTGCATCAAAATCAAACTCTGCCATGCGCTCGATGTGGGTAACGTCTGCACTTCCAATAACCCTGTTCATTGATAACCATAATATATCCTGTGTCGCCCCTGGAACCACACAACCGGACATGACGAAACAATCCATTGTGGCATTAAACCAAGCGGTAATGTTCTGCTCTCGGTCATAGACAAATCCGATAACGTTCCCATCCTCAAGCCCGCACCACAGAATTGAATAGGGACTTTTTTGATGGCACATCCACTTGATTTTGGCTTTCGTAATATGTTCTGCCATGACAGTCAAATCAGGAGCCGTAAATTTGGCCGATGATTCATTAAAGGTCATCTCCCTGAGTTTTCTGCCATACCTGTCAACGAACAGAATTGTCTCATTGACTTTCAGTGCCTGAATTTGTGCGCTTCCGAAACTGGATTGTTGCAAAATATTAAAATTTGTCGGAGTAATCGGCGTATCCAATTTGCTTGAACCCACACGCCATTCATCCCCGGACGTTCCGAGTATCATGGAATCAAGGGCCTCAATCCAACGCGCCTCATTGGTCGTTGGAACGACAAGATCGAATGAATCGGAGTCTTTACTTCCCGCCTTAAATCCATTGTAATTGCTGACTTCACTGAGCCAGATGCGCATGGATTTGTCGTAATTCGCACGATTAACTATTGAATCCAATTCGCCTTCAGTGGCAAGTATAAACGTCCAAATGTCGCCAACAGCAACTTCATCAAAAGCATTCTTGCCATCAACTCTCCACTGGTTTTCTGTTGGATCAAGCGAAGCATTTGCAATGATGTATGACATCAAAGAATCTCTTGGGATATCCGCCTCTTTTAATACCAACGGATTCCCAAAATAAATATCATATTTTGTGGTTGCATAACTTTTGCTCCAAGCCGCGTTTTCCCATGATAATTCAATATCACCTGAGCCATCAATATATCCTTGAGCATCCGATGGAGTTGGATTTATGGGTTTAGCGGGAAGTCCTTGTACGATTGCATAATTCGGGTGAAGACGTTCATATGTCACACCACTCGAATTGACTAAAGATGAAAATTGTCCAAATCCTCCCCATGAAACTGAGGTATAAAATGCCGCACCCAACATCCTCCCGATAGAAAATGTAAAACTACCGGTACTCGTTGACATATTAATGTCTATTTGGTGGTTTGTCTGGCCAGCCGGAGACATCCCCGTTAATTTTACGAAATAAAATTTTGAAGAATCAACAACGAAACTGGTTATGCCAGTGATAACCGAATTTGCAAAAAGTTCAATAGCCGATAAATCCCTCGTATAAACCAACGTTGAATCTTCAAAGGAATTTGTCGAATTCTCATAGATATTTAAGCGAACAAAATTCGTTGATGATTCGGCTCCAACTACATAAAATTGACCCAACAAATGAATTGCATCGATGGTTATAATCATCTTATAATTCCACCCTTCCCGTATCGCCCGCATATACACAGCGATCTTTATAGAAGGTAATCGCGGCGGGATAGCCGGAGACATCGGACCATGCGCCTTCTGCCCATTTGCGGGTTGCCAATGCGGATACGGCAACGGGAGATAAAACTGTAACAGTGGCCGTCTTCGTGTCCGTCACCGCTGTTATCTGAACGACACCCTCTTGATAGAAATCGACCAAAGAAAGTGTTGCTCCAAAATCAGCGGACATTCCTGCATCGGCAACCATCTTAAGAATAACATTCTCTGCATCTTCGGTTCCATTCTCGGAGACATTCCTTGCGCCAACGGTCAATCCAGAAAATACTCTCATGTCTTCATAGCCCGCTGAATTTTCGTTGCGCTGTATGCGCACTGTGCCAGCCCAACTCCCAGACGTTACAAACCTCCACATCCCCTTGGTAGCCATTTCAGAGCTTGAACCAGCTCCGTGAAGTGTTGTTTCTGTTGTAACGCGCTCTTCTATAAGTTTAAATAAGCAACCCACATGACCCGCCAGAAACCAGTCAATCGAGCAAGTCAATGTTCCCGATGAACCCGCCGCTAATGTTCCGGTATAGGTCATAGTTGCCGGACTGGTATTAGTGGGGTCAATCAAATCATTCCGTGTCAAAAATGGCCCATCACGAAACGGAATAGGAGTCAACACGAAAGTAGTCGGGTCCGTTCTGGATAATGTAGCGGGTAGATGTTTGGGATGCACCAACCGCATTACGTCACCAACTTGATAGTATTGCAATTGAAATAATTCAGAAGTCAGATAGGGTGTTTCAATTACAACCTCATTTCCAGATCCATCCAATAATACAGAATCGCCGTAAAAAAAACGTGCGTACAAATCTCCCAATTCAATCGTATAGGCGATTGAGGCAGAATAAATAAATGGTATTTTGCGAACAATTCTCATGCTTCGGTTGGATCTTCCGTCAATATTGCTTCCCAATCATTCGTTGCTCCGCCATAGCCGCCTTCGTCTAAATCGTCTCCCCAGAGATACCCAAAGGGTAAATCAACATCTGAAAATCGTTCCGTGATATCACCTGCGTTTAACTGGACGGCCGTAAAACTATCAGGCCCAACGCCATATTCGCCCAATGTTAATTCTGTGATTTGGAAATAGATATAGGCGGTTGGAGCCTCAAGTGTGCCGATAATGGTAAAAAAAACATCGCCCACAATAGGAAGCAATCCTTCCATGTACGAAGCGACTGCATTTGCAAAAATATAAGTGGCGCCCGCCCCGGGAATAATCGTCGGAACTTCACTTTTATAAATAAACTTTGTCCCAGGCCTGCGCTCCGCGCAACCCCAAATCATAGGTATCATGTTATCCAAGACACGGCAGCCGGCAGAATATTTATCCACATCGTTTCTGTCCGACATGCGTTGCGTCAAAATGCCCGAATTAAATGTATTGATAGGAGTATTCGGCATTATAATTTTCCAAGATTTGTATATTGTTCAACAGGAGGATTGTAGGCACTATTCACAGTCTTTTGCGCTGTTAATACAGCGGAAACATTGGTATTGATAGTGTCCACATTTGTATCAATCGTGTCGATCTTTGCTTCCAAAGCAGAAATATCAGCCACAACACCCGGCGCCGTGACCTCCGGTTGATATTGGCCCTGAGCAACAGGCCCGGCCACAGAATCAGTGATGACAACCGTATCCAGTGCAACCAAGGCCGTTGAAGGTGTTGCAGTGTAATATCCAGTCGAACCGATTTCAGGAAGGTTTTGATTCGCCGCGCCCCGCGCAGTGCCGTTCGGTTGAAACGCACTAAAGGTCAGCGTCCGTCCGGTAATATAACCATATCCGACCTCGTTAGCCATTGTTCCACCTTAATACAGGAATCCAAAAACGTCAATCGTGGCGGTTACAGCGGCACCGGTCGTTACCTTGATGCCAAACGTGCCGGCCGCGGCAATGATCGTCGTCACCTGATCGGCAGAATCGCCGGGCAAGGTTGCCGCCAACATCTGTGATAAAGTCACACCTGTAATCAGTGCCAAGGTCCGGGCCGAAGCGTCCCAGTCGTTTCGGGTTCCCGCATTACTGCCAAATGCAACGCTGGTGACTCCACTCAATGAGGCCGATGGGGTGTGTACGATAATGTGCGTTACGATGCAGGTTTTACCGGTCGGAACGGTAAATAAAATAGTTTCGGCAGCAGAATCCAAAGGCACTAACAGATTGGATTTCAGCAACGAGATTGCTTTCTCTTTAAGATCAACGCTCATAATCGTACCTTTCTAATTTCCATATTTCGATAACGTGAAATCACTTCTTCCACTGGTATTATTCTCGGATTTGCAAACAGACATCGCTTTTGATTGTGTCCGCTCCAATTCCTTTTTCAGGTCTTCTTTAAACTCCGCCGACTTGCTGCCCACCAACGTCGGCAGAATTCGGTTTGCCAATGTCAGGACCAATAATTGTTCAAACAAAGAATCAAAATCAGTCGGCAATGTGACCTTCCTGATGTACTGTATGTTCAGCGTTGCATAGTGAGTCAAAATCCGCTTGCCTTCAATCTCCCACCGTTCGGACTCCCAGTCCACTCCATCATCTTCGTAAATCGAACGCAACCGAAGGAAGTCATCCGGAATGTGGTACTGAAACGTCCATTTGAAAGCAGGCGTTATGGCCGAAACAACTGGATTCTCGGCGCCGCAAACAACCTGAGAGAATCCAGAGGTATCAAATGATACTATCTGATCGATTCCATCCAATAGCGGAATGCCCTGCCAGTACACATTTTCGACTGTTGAGTTAGTAATGGTCTCCCCAAGCGTAAATGTTCCGACACGATAGATAATCTCGTATTGAGTTTCAGATGTGGCAGTCAGTATTTCCGCCGTCGCCCCGGATGCGATTCCCGTAATAACGTCCCCAACGGCCCACATTACGGTCGGCGATGTATCCAGTACCAACGTCTCAATCTGGGATAACGTCGCTCTGCGAGTTGCCCATGGCCACAGAAACGACCTCAGAAGGGTGTCCCGTAATTTCTCGTAGTTTCGGACACAGGCAAGGCCGGTGGGAGTCATCGTTTGAGTAGCCACAGTGAACACGGAGCATCCGAGTCTGTCCAGTGCGGAATTGCAAACCTCTGTTTCGAGTGCAGTAAGAGCCATGTTTTACCTCAAAAGTTGACCGGGGACGATCAGGATTCATCCCCGGCCACACCAGAACCAGACAAAGAAGACGGTTATGCCTGAATAACTTTACAACTACGGCCATGCGCTTCGATATGAATCGTGCCGGCTGAGGCCTGTAGGGCGATTGCAAGGTTGGCCGTAAACTTCAAACCCATTCCATTCGGAGCCTTCCAGGTATAAATACCACTGGCGGCGTTCATGGGAATGGTTCCAAGATGGACCGTGTCAATCGTTCCCGGCGTAGTTTCTCCGGAACCAATCAAAAGATCGGTTGCCGAATCCGTCCGAACAATCAATTTTGTCAGGTAGTGAGTAAATCCCGCTTCCGCGGCCTTGACTGCCTCAACTCCGCTTGCATCTTCGGAAGTCAAAGAAACGAACCAGTCCTTTCCGGCAGATGGAACATATTCGAGATTGAAGGTGTTTGCAGTAATTGCCATTTTAAGTTTCCTTTGTTGTGATAAAACCAAAAAGCGCACGAACTATAACAGCCCGTGCGCTGTTTTTCTACTCCAATTCAAGGTCAATCAAAGCGACGCAATCCGCCGCCGACACCTGCAAACACGTCCCGTAAATCGGGAAGGCATAGAGCGTGGCAGTGGCGGCCCCGCAAGTACCCGCGACCGCGTTTGTGGCGGCAACGCCAACCTTTGCCCCAATCGTAATGGTATCGCCGGTGTCCACAACCATCGGACACGGGCCTTTTGTTTGGGACCAATAGAAGGAGTTTGCGGCAACCGGAACACGCGGAACGCCAACCGCGCGGCCCGTCAGCGTAGTGGCCACGGCAACCACGGTCTTGAAGAACTTGTTGGGGAACAAGGTGACCAGGCCCGTCGCACCAATCGCATTTCGGATGGGAGTATCCAGCCAAATGTCAATCAGCGTTTCGCTGACCATCTTCGACTTGACGATCACATAAGTGTCGCCCAATACCGCGGGCGAAACAGAATGACACACCAGGCGACCGCCCGACAGTGCGTTTTCGACCGTCCACGGCTCAGAGGCGGCCACGCCGCCCGTGGTAACCAGTACCCGGATAGCGTTCTGTGCGCCAGCAGCGGCGCCGTAGGCCGTCTGGACCTGACCGATATGCTTTGAGGTTTGAACGGCCTGTTGGCACATAAAGGCCTGAACCAGCGCCGTTGCTCCGGCCTTTGCGTAACGGAACCGGCATCCATCCCACGTTTCATAAAGACGGCCGAGGGCATGACGTTGAACCGTGTCAACGGCCAGAAATCCGAGTTCGGCAGTTCCCGATAAATCCATCGGCGCTGCATTTCGCAAGGGAGTAGTCGGAAACCCATTCAGTGTTGCTTCCATGATGATATTCCTTTCCAAAAGGCCGGGGACGCACGTTGGCGTCCCTCGGCAGTTTTACTTGATCTTTTGATTACCGGGCAGAACTGGCCGTCAGGGTTTGCGTGACAAGGTTCAAACATTCGTGAACCTTTGCACCTTCCATTCGGACGCCGCCGATATCGCACGTGGAGTAAATCCCCGTGTCATATTTCTTCGTCGGCAGGATGCTGATCTCGGTCTTGAATTCACCGATCACCGCCAGAATCAGGCCGTCTTTGGCCCAGGCTAACGTTCGGGTACTGGTTCCGTCAACCGTGTCCTTGTCCAGATAATTGGACCAAAAGAAGTTGAAGTTCAGGACGCTCTGGACGCCGCCGCCGTCAATCATGGACAGGCGCCGGTAATCCTCGCTGATGATTTCCGTCATGTTCATCATGTGCTTGATGTCATTCGGAGCAACGGCCCAGAACTTCGGGATACCAGGGTCCACATCGGCTTCATTGAAGATCGACTGCATGGTGAGAATCTTGCTGTAGGTCATGGGAACTTCAGTCGCATTGGCGGCCAACGTGCCCAGAGTCGTCACGGTTCCGTCTCCGTTGATGCTGATGGATTCGTCCTTGAACGCCACGGCCGTGGTTCCGTCTTTGCCCTTGTAGGCCGTGCCGAGAGCAGCGGCGTAGATCACCTTGTCTTTCTTCCGGCCAAAGGAGGCTCCGTGAAGTTGGACGATGGGATTCTGCGGATTCAGGGTCATCCGGGCAACATCTTTCCGAGCAATACGAGAACCTTTCTCGAACGGGACCGGAACAGCCTTCCGGCGATTGGCCTCGTATTCGTCATACGGGGTATCGCCGTGACGGTCGGTATCCTGAGTCGGATCGGGTTCTGCCGAGAAGATGTTGAAGTAGGCCTCCTCGGCATTGGTGACAGATTCAACACGAACCTTGTCACCAAACCGAGAGGTCATTTGCTGCGATGCGAGTTGTGCGAGAGCGGAAAACTGTTTCCCGTTCAAATTGCTGCCTGTGTATTCCATGATAAAATCTCCTGTGTAAAAGTTCAACCAAAATAAACATGTGAGTGTTCGGTTTGGCTGCCTTCAACGAGAAGACCTTACCTGCGTTTTAAGCCCGGTCGGCTGCGGTCTGTTTCCGCCGTCATTTGGGACTCGAAATCGAGCTGCCCCAAAATTAACCTTTTTGAATACTTGCTTTTGCGGACTTATTGTACAGTTCCGTAATCTCTTGTGTCAAGCGATTAAATCCGGCAGGATTTGTGTCCTTCATGGAGCCATCGATATAACCCGGCGTGGCCATGAGTTCCTGAGCCTTTGCTTCCAGCATGGCAGGAGTCATCGCCGTGCCGCCCTGCGGAGCCGGAATTCCACCGGCCGGGGCGCAGTATTTTCTGTAAGTATTTGCCAGTAAATTAAATACATACGGTCTGAGAGAATTTGAATTCAGGGCTTCCAACAGCGCCGCGCGCTTGGTTTCGTCCGGACATTCCTGTTCAATGAACAAGTTGGCGTAATGTTTTTGGTCTTCGAGCGCCTCGCCGGATTCTTCGGTGATCATTTTCTCGGCGGCTTCAAAACGGGCCTGTTCGTCAACCTGCACGCTTTCTTCCAGTTTCCGAATGAACCCTTCAAATTGCTTGAAAGCAACCTCAGTTTGCTTTTGATTCAGGCCGGCCTTGTGGAATTCTGCCAATACCGGGGCAATCGCGTCCGGAGCCAGATCCACCAGCGTCAAATCTGTGGGCGGCGTGATTTTGTATTCTCCGGGAGTCTTGGGAACGCCGGTCGCAAGCCGAAAAGCCTCAATTTCAGCCGGCGTTGATTTGTCGGTAGGCAGAACGACCTTGTTCTTGCCGATCATTTTCTGAGCGTTGACATACTGTTTCGCAAGCTCGGGAAGGTCTGGCGCTGTATCCAGGCATATTTCGCCACGGATATCTTCCGGGAGTCCGGCCTTCCATCCGTCTTGAAACTTGCCATCGGCGCCAATGGCTTTCGTGTAATCGAATGCGGTGGGCGTTGCCGGCACAATAGGTGCAGCCGCGGGAACGGCGGCCGGCGTGGGTGTGGGTGTTACTGCTGGATCTGTCATGGTTCTTTCCTTTCAGTTATGGCTTCTTTTTGTCTGGCCTCTCCATCCGAGGAGAGCATTTTCCTGATATAGAGCATCACGGCTAATTTACCGCATTTCTGGCTTGTTCTGTCAAAGGACCCTTCCACATAAGGATTTTGACCTTCGCCACAGAATCGGGCAAGTTCTTTCAGAACTGCAATACCGGGATCGGACTTTGTGAACACCGTCTTGAAATCGCAAATGATCGCCTGTAATTCTTCGTCGCGGGTCATGGTTTCTTTCGTTTTGATTTACCAGCCATTCGCATGGCGGCGGCTACGGCCTGCGCTTGCGGGTGGCCCGCTTTAATCATTTCGCCGATGTTCTGACTGATAACCTTTTTGGATTTTCCTGAGAGTAATGGCATTTTCTTATACTCCTGAACTGGCCATAAGCGCCTCGGCGGGAGAACCGGCCTCAGCACTCCCAGACGAATTTTTATACGCCTGACTTCCTGCCTGAGCCGCCGCAAGCATCTGTTGCTGTTGCAACTGCTGTTGACGTGCCTGACGTTTTGAGTCGCGTTCCTCAAGTGTCGAAATATCCTCGATGTTGACCCCAAACGTGCGACCCATACGAGGTATTGCATCGTCGAAGTCGATATTGTCGGCGATGTTCTTCTCAGGAAACGCGGCGCTGAGTTGACCGACAAACATGGACCATTCCTGAAATCCTCTGGCCTGTTCGCTTTTCAGCGCCATGGCTAACGGTCCGACATATTCAAGTCCAAAACTGATCCCGCCCAATTCTGACGGCGGGGATTCGACGGCATGATTGCGGATCATATCCAAAATCGAACCTGTCAAAATAGGTGTAAGCCCCTCTCCCCAGATGCGTCCTACCGGAGGGCCAAGATGTTTTAAGGTTCCGCGGATACGTTCCTGAATCTCCAGCGTTGTGCGCCGATCTCCGGTCAATTCTTGTAGCGGATCGAAAGCATTGTTGTAAAACGCCTCTTTAATGATGGCTGTCTGGCGATCCAATGTCTTTTCGTTGATGACATAATTTCCGCTCAGATTCATGTCCAGTGCGCGAATGGCATCGACCTGATTGACCCAGTTGATCGCTTTGGGGCGCGTGTCAATGTCGCCTTCTACGCTGTCGGCAAGTGCCTGGCGGGGAGGATTGACGTGTTTATTGGCGCACTCTTTAAAACTTCTGGAAATTTCAAACAGATAATTGATTTGCGGCAACACTTCTGTTCCTACGCCGCGACCATCTTTTTCAAACTCTGGCCTGGACCAACGGCAGATGGCCCATTGGTAATCCGGAGATCCGCTTTCTTCGATGGTATGACTATCTTTGAAGTTGATAATGCAGACTTCATAGGCCATATTTCTGGTTGACGTTTTAGGAAGCTTTGGATCGACCTTCCGCGGCATGGAGCGATAGATAAACCAGAATTCTTCCTGCATGGTTTCTGGTTTTTCCATAGCCTTTACGATGCACGGGCCGGCCTTGTTGCCATAGAGTGAAAAGGCCTGTTGTGCGGTCATCTTGAATTTATGCGCCGAACCGATAACATTTTCAGAATCATCCTCAAAGATAACATAGGACCCAATTTTACCAGTCTTGTAATTTAATCCCTTTCCGATCTTCCATTCTCGAAACAGGGCGCCGGGTCCAAAACAAATCAGGTGGGTTAAGAATTCATCCAGTTTGGTCCCAAAGTTGGACGCAAAAAGAGCCTCGTGGACAGATTCGGTCAGGTAGGAAAGATACCGCTGGACGCGATCATTGCCGGTCAGTTTGCTATCGACTTTGATAGCGAATACCGTCTGGCCGGCCGGGAAGAGTACCTGTTTGAATCCCGCGACCATCTTCTTCATGGCGATCATCGGCGAGATATCGGGAATCTCAAGCGTCCTGTCCGTACCAGGCGTGAATTGACTATTGATCTGGACGTAGGGATAAATTGCATCGCCGGTGCGTTGCCACAGATCGCGGGAGTTGGATTGCTTTGCCTCTTCGCGATTGTATTCATCGATATACTGCTTTGCTTTGTTGTCCATGTTACCCACCCAAAGTAGTTTTCAGGCCTGTTGATTTTGGAGCGAGATTTCCCGTCAGGATTTGGCGCTGATACCCCATCTGACGCCGGACCTTCTTCGATTCAGTATCTCCGGCCTGCTCAGTCTCCTGAGGCGTGGCGGCGGGAGCGGCAACAGGTGGCGCTTTTACAACCTTAGGCTTCGACATCGTAAGTTCTCCATAAGTGCCTCACATCTTACACATCATGGATTAATAATGTCAATGCTATTTTTCGACCAGCTTTCCATTTCGGAGAACATAGGTCTTTGCGAAGGGATTGTTAGGGGTGGGTTTTGGGATATTGATTCCGGGTCCTCCGGCGATAGATTCTCCGTCCTTATTGCAGACTCCGCGGCGATGGCCGTCAACAATGGCTTGCTTGATGACTTCTTCCTGTCGTCTCATTTCCTGTGTTTTGCTGCCCATTTTTCATCCTGTCAATTGATGCACATTTTTTGCCGAGTTGAACCTTTTTTGGCTACCACGGCCGCTTTATGGGTGGACAATAATAAATAATTGAGAGCATTTCTGAAGTGTTCTCCCTGTCGCGTATCTCCACAGGGACGGTATCGCATTACGTCAGAGCCGTTTCGATCTTTGTCTGGGTATTTTTCACAGTTACAGCACTGTTGAGCGAATTCCTCAATGTCTGAATTCTGGCGCGGAAGGGTGATATTCCCATTGGCAAAATACCGATGCGACTGGTCGAATATCCCGGTTCGGTAGGTTTTTACGATACCCGTGTTATCATTGAAGCTATATTCTACCGATGAATTGTCCACATATTGGCATAAATAAACCTTTATTCCGACCTTTTTACAAAGTTTTTGGAACTTGCGTGCCTCATCTTCATAGGGTCGAATGTCAACCACGCCCGATCTTACGTTATATCGCCTGAACAGGTCATAGGCCTCATCAAAGGAAGTGGGTTTCGCGACGCGCACAATTTCAATCTTCTCCGGCGCCGTCTTCATGCCGATCACCAAATGTTTGATAAGGCCCACATCCATTCCAGCGATGCAGGGACCGGGACTTGACATCTTCATCAATTCACTGCAACAATTCCCAAGAATGACATTCTTTCTCAGCTTGTCTTCGGCCGCTGAATAGGGCAAGCCCAGGTGCATTCTGTAAACGCCGCCAAGATTTCCATAAGGCGGATCAATGAATTTCCGCAGGATTTCGGCAGGATCATGGAAGGCGCTGGATAGATGGCTCCACCGATATCCCTCCATGTCAACAATGGAAGGTTTATCGGGAACCCACATCCCTGTATCCCGCCCGGACCAGACCGGCAAGGGCTTACCGCATCGCTTGCAGGCTATAAAGCCTCTGTGCTTGCCCTCACGTTCGCGTTCGTCAGCATCCGGGTATTCACGCACACAATCCGGAAATTCCTTCTCAGCGCTCATCCATTGGTGCAGATCGCCCGTCATGCAGGTACACTTGCGATACCAGTGCCGCATATCGGAACCCTTCCAAACCAGATCGATACCGCTGTCTTCGCCGCCTGGATTCCCGATGTAAACTTCTTCTTTGATGTCGCTATGGTCCATACGGCCCAGCGCCAAGGCAATCGCTTCCAGATCCATCATTTCAATTTCGTCAAAGTCCACCTTGTCCACCGAGATCGAGGCAAGGCCGGCCGCTGATTTATTGTCCCCTTCGTCATCGGTTCTCAACGTGGCACTTCTCAAGTAGAGGAACGCATCGAATATTTGTTTCATCGAGGCGGAGTCCACCCCTTTTGTGCCGGACTTGACATACCGGCCAATGGCGTTTTTGTTCTTTGAAATAATGGTGCCATATTTCGCTTTACCAAATTCCTCAACAGTCGCTTTCGTGGGGAGAAGATGAAGGACGCCCTGTTTGTAATATTTCGTGGACATGCCCCAGAGATTGATGATCGCCTCAACAATGCTGAATCCCCCTTGCGGAGCTTTCATGTAACATCGTTTTCGGGCGCGTTTCTTTTTGTTCATCGGCCCCGTAAACAACTCGATCAGATATTCATGGTTATAAAATGAGAAGGTCCCGGATTGAAGTTTGAGTTGATGAAATTCCGCCCAGTATCCCGCATTGCTTCCCGAAAGAAGTTTGGCGGTTTCTTCGGGAGACTGTTGTTTCAGAAATTCGATATCTTCGGGGGAAAGGTCATCCATGCCCTGTTCTGAATCATCCTTCATTTTCCAGTTCCTTGAGACTGTTTGATGATGAACGTGACCGGCATTGCGTCCTCCGGAATCGACTTGGGATTTACGTTTAAATGATAGATTGTTTTGCAATCACAGCAAATAAACCCATCGCCCGGCGACAATTGGGTTCGCAAAAATTCTTTCACGGAGCCGCAACCGGGGCAACAAAACAGGACCGTAGATTGGTTTATTTCTTTTTTAATGATTTTAGGTACGCCAAAGTTGCTTCGTTTTTTTTCTTGCTGCGTTTCAGTTCTTCCAGCATTTCCGCAGACGATTTTCCAGACTTCTTATCGACCATGACCGCCGCGGGCTTTGCAGCGGCGGCGGACGCTGCCGGTTCCTTTTTGGGTTCTGGCCGGACGCCTGGGGAGATCATGTTGGTATTGTAAATTCCAGCTTTTGCCAGTTCGGCCTCAACATATTTTGTTTCTTTGGTGCGCAGGTCTTTCGAGTCTGTCTTCTTCTTGCCCCTGAATAGCCCAGCCAGTTTTTCCATCATGCCAGCCATAACGACCCCTTTCGTTTTCCTTTTCAGGATACCTAATTGAGTTGCTCGGTGTCAAGTTTAATCTTTGGGGACCAGTGACCGAACCAGTAAGAATCCGACACGGAGGGATTGAGACTCATTTGTTGAACCACGGGAGCACCCAATTTGCTTTCCATTTTACAGTCCTTTTTGAGATATGAATTCCGATACTTTTTCGCGCGCCGCTTTTTCATCATTTAGAAATACCCAGAAGCCCTCTCCGTTTTTAATTCCATACCGATTCAAGAGAATGTCGTTAATCATAGAATCCAAACGCATTCTTCGCTCGGTATTTTCATAATTGATCCGGTCGGCGTGTTGAAGTGTAAATTTTACGAGGGTTCCTTCGGGAAGCTTAGAAGCAAATAACCCGCCCACATAAACAGCAAAGACATTTGTTTTTGATAAATACAACATTAGTTTTTTCTCCGTTCTTCCAACGCTCGGCCCAATCGTGAATTGGGGTCTATATAGTCAAAGATACTTCCTTCCATTTTTGGGGCCACAGGTTGCGGTGGCGATGCCGGCCGTGTTTTACGTTTCTGTTTACGCAGATATTCTTCGGTGTATTTCAGTTCAAAAATGTCCGGCGAAAAACGAAGCCAGTTTGCTATCTCCTTATTCTTTCCGCCCTTGAAAAATGTGCCGATATCCCACTTAATCGAACAAACATCATGCCAAAAGGTCCCCGGTGTGGTGCGGGCAAGATAATAATTATCAATCGCCTGGCACATATAGTCTTCACGATAGCCAGCCTTGAGAACATTGATAATCGCCTCTTCAAAGTGCGGAAGAAGATTGCGATGACACATCCACATAGGATGAGGTTCTTTTGAGATCCAATGATTAAAAACGATTTCCGGGTTCATGCCTTTCTCCTTTTGTAATTTTAGTGTTTCCGCAACCGGGCCGCGGGCATCGGATCACTTTAATATCGCTTTGTTTATGCCAAATCATTTGACACTTCACACAATAATAACAAGCGTAATGGACTTTCATTTTTCCATCAACTCACGGATTGAATCTTTCCATTCGACTTTCTTCGATTCCTTCATGGACTCATATAGAATTCGCACATTAGGCAACAATTGTAATCGTGAAAGCGGAATGACATATTTTGCGAAATCGTCCGAAGGCACATCACTGATCATCACACGCGTATTCCAGTGGCGAAGCAATCCCACCCAAAACGATTCTGTAATGTACGGCCGGCACGCGCGATAGAGTTGAAAAGTATCATTGTCTAAAAAAGGTTCACAACTGACAGACGTTTGAAATCCGCAATGGTGCGAAAACTTCAAACATTCCATCCGCTCTTGAGCGCCGGGCGCCCCAGGTTCCCAAAATTTCAGAACGTCTTCATGGATAGAACCTATAGTGAATCGAAATAACAGTTGGTCTTTAAACTCCGCGAATTGATTACAAATCCGATCAACGCACTCAATATGTGGCTTCGTGACAATTAAAACAGAATTTCCGGCAACCAGTAACTTTTCGAGAACCTTGCAATAATCACCCAGTATTTCCGGTTGAATATCATGCGCGGTCGGGAACATGATCGTTCCCGTCATTTTTCCATACTTGGCGTCCACTGAATCCTGTTGAATCGTGGGCGTGGCCCATGCTTCGGGCGTAATCTTTTTGAATCGACAAACCAGATTGTGCCGGACATAACAGTATCGGCATCCGTGGCTGCAACCGCGCGCGATATTCAATGAGGTTTCAGCCCATTCCTTGGTTCCTGTTTTCTTGGCCATCATTCCCCCAATGCTTTATGATGTCTATTGTAAAAATCAACCGCAATGGCGCTGACGTTTTCGAGTCCCAGAATACGAATCATCGAGCAAATCATATCCGCTCTTTTATCGCATTCTTTTCGGTACTCCTTGGCCCTGGACTTATTGAGTTCGGCTGTGGCAGGACCCCTGAAAAATTCGTCACACCCAAATCTCTCAAAATTATAAATAGACCGATCAATATTGGCGTGAAGTTCTATCAGGACATCAATCCTTTTCGACATTAAAACCGGACAAAATGTTTTTTTCTTAAAAGGCCACATACACTATTCCTTTCCATAAATAAGGCCCGGCAACGCACCGGGCCGAGCAAGAGAATGAAGAGAGTTATTCGACGATCTGCCAATCGTCTGCCAATATATCAGTTTGGGATGCTAACCAACCGGGGAGCCATTTCTTGTCCGCTGTCCACATGGCTATATAAGGCAAAGTCTCAAGTGGGGTATTCTCTCCGATGAACTTGGCGGTGCGGTCATTGACTTTGCGATCCGTGCCTTGCGTGTTGTAAGGCGGCAACGTCATGCCGCTCATATAAGCCAACCACATTCCTTTTCCATTCCAACCTGCGCGCGCCACTCTGAGACCCTTTTTGATGGCCTCGATGGCATGGCCAAACGTCAGTCCCATAAAGGGTCGATTGGCATCCTCAAATTGGATCCTGGGACACCAGGACTGATATCCATCAGGATAAACAACAAGATAACCTTCATCCAGTGGATTTTCATTTTCCGGGACCATCCATCCCCGGTGTGTGCAGTAATCACCACGAGTCATGGGTACCGCCTCTACAATCTTAACACCAATGTACTTTTCCATACCATCATTTCCTTTCTGTTAAAATTAAGGTTTTTTAACTCCGAATATTAACAATCACCGTTTCACGCAGCGGACAGTTTTCAGGAAAGGCCGAGTCCTGGACGCACCGGCCAACCTTCAAGGACTCAGGCCGTAATTGACATCCATGGATAGATTTTCCGCTTATTTTCTTGTCCGTCAACACACGAAAAAAACAATCCGAAGGGGACGCCACTTCGATGCGGGAACAATCCGAAGAATTCCGAAAAACAGAAAACGGAATGCCGCCGATCACCAGAACACTTTTCTTCCACGAGGCCTCGACAACCGGTTCTTCCATCACAATTCCACCTTTTCTTTTTCCCGATAATTAACACAATCCGATTCATTTTCATCATGCGGAACAAATAATTTTCCCGTCAGTTCACAGTACCACAAATGGTCCGCCCCGCATCGAGCGTGTTGGCATTTCCGACAAAAGACTCCCGATTTCTTTTTCGTCACCAGTTCTCCCCTCGCTCTCCATCCATCAGCCTGGCCGTAAACCGTTTCCTGTCAATGTCATTCCTTTTTGTTTTGAGGAATTTAATTTGCCGACGAAGCCACACTTCTATTTTCCCCCATTGTTCTGTGGACAATTTATCGGCGCCATGGATGATTAAGCTTGCAACAGGCTTTTCTTTTAATTCCAGTGGCATCCTATTCTCCGTCAACAAAAAAGCCCCGCAAAGGCCATCGACATGTGGAAGTGTCGCTTCACGGGGCATTTCAAAAATGAGTTCGTTTGTCAATGGCACAGAGAACACTACCCGAACCAGAAACAGAAAGCAAAACAAAAACAGGAAAAATTTAAAAATCAAAAAAATTAAAGGTCAGACTGTAACGATGGTAACGAATTTAACACACGCGTCGAAAAAGACGAAAAACAATGTCCACTCAATTCAATCACACAAATCCCCGTCTCATTAAAACAATTCGTCTCCTGTCGATCATCCAATTCCAACGCCCCCGCCTTCATCGCCACAAAACGCCGGCCCCGCGTAATCAAGTAATACGGGTGATCCCCACCGCGACATAACACACGACGCAACCCCAATACCCGATCCGCAAACTCAATTAACTCCTCGGCATGGGCCGCCGTTAGACGACACCAATGTTTATACGGCCAGTCCGACCATTTGGGGGGAACCGTAGCCCGACTAACGTAAACAGCCATTTTTCACCTTCCGTGTCCATCGAAACTTCTTCCCAAAGAACTCCACCTCAAAAATCACAAACACCCAATGAATCACATCAAATCCACGACCAAACTAAAACAATGTCCATGGCTCATAAAATGAGTTCCTCGAAAAAGAAAAAAGAAAAATCTCCCAACAATAATGGTCCACCGAAATATACAAAAGCTCAAATCGCATCAATAAGATACCTTTCTTGTCTTTAATTGCTTTCAGGGGGAAAGTTAATGGGGGAGACAGTTAGCGAGCGAGCCGGTGCGGGCATGGGGGGTAAGCCCACCCCCTCGGCGGAAACATTTACGTCCGATAATTTTTCAGACCGACGCCGCCTGGCTCGGTTGTTATCGGGTGATCTCTCGTAACGACACACCAAGCGATTGCATTTGCGCGGGTTATTGAGCTGTGACCAGTTGCACCCAGCACAGACCCGATAATCCACTGAGCAATTTGATGTTTTCATGGTTTACGTCCTATAATGTGCGTTCTGTTGCATTCGCAAAACACGTAAGAGTATATAATTAAACGAGTTATAGATTCACGGCTCATTATTGCCATCTACATCATCGTCACCCACTACCTGTGGTGTGCCATCATCTGTTTCACGTGAAACATTATCGGACGCTTTCGGCTCGAAACTGGCCTGAATCTCCGGCGTATTAGAGTTACAAGACGGTTGCAATAGCTGCTTAGACATGATTATACGGGCTATCCGTGCGGCCTGAGCGGCCTTGTTGCTGTCCAGCTCTCTGGCGTCTTCGACCGATAATACCAACTTATCAGATAACTGGCCGGTGCGCTGCTGAAATATGCGGCAACAGGCCACTTGATTGGTTAAATCACCCGCCGCAACAGCCCTCTGATACGTCTCACGAGTCTGGATATCAGCGTAGGAACCGGTTATTTCAAGCAATTTTGCATTTTTTGTGTTGAAATTGTTAAGAAGTGAACGAAATTTGTCGGAATGCAATAATCTGACCCCTGCTGCCAACGCTGATGATGGACGTGCCTTATAACCGGCCGCCAAATAGCTGGCTTGAGGTGACATATAAGTCGTAGTTCCGGGCGTTGAGTAAGCGTAATAGAACGCGAGAATCCGTTGATCTGCCGACAAGCTCTTGGTTGGTTGGTATGTCATGGTTACGACTGGGTAGCAAGTTTGGGCAATAGACTCGGCCTCAACTGGCCGAGCACGGCCGCGACATCTTATCGCGAGTCACTGGGCTTATATAAACAACAATAATACAAATTTTCATCAAATTTTTCAATTCAGGACAATTTATTAACGTTATCTATGTATTGATAGGGTAAGACCTTACAATTTTTATATTCTTGACCGGTCTCATCTTATTTCACAAATTTCTTTTATTTTTGTGATAGATTGAGCCGTACTGTTTAACCCTCGCTTTGTGTACTGGTCGATCACGGTTGCCCAAAGTACGGTCGGAACCCGATGTATTATCGGCCTGTCCCCGGTAATGGAGCGACAGGACTTGTGTTTAAAAAATCACCAGTTAGCGTCTATAATGCCGCGCCCTTGCCACTTATTCAATTTTTAACTTCTTTTGACCTCCCGATTATTACCGGACTTTAAATTTTCTGTCAACTGTAATTTATAACATACCGAGCGGTATGTTGTGCTAAGTCCATTGTGTTAAATGAGATAAAATTTTATAATTCTTTTTCAGTGGCCGCGCGTGGCCTGCACGCGGTGGCGTTGTTACCGCGCTGTTGCACCCCTGTTTCCTGCTTATTTTTTAAGTTTGTAAAAATTATAACATTGCAAGCCTATTGTTTATCTATACTTATAAATTGTTAGGTGAAAATTGTGTTATTGATTTGACTTACGACGGATTATGTGTTATAGTTTAAACAGTCAATTATGACTGGGAGAAAACACTATGACTGCACAAAATTACATTATTGCTCTTGCCCAGCAGCACGCCGGCTGCCAGATCCATTTGGTTTCCGGACTGGTGGGCGCGTACCGGGCCGCTTGTGATAATGTGGCTCTGGCCACAGCTAAGGGCCTGCGTGAGGTTGCCGCGCGTAATGTGGCGATCGCGATAGATTGTGAGTCTGCGCTCGAGCGTATCGGGCGCGGGGAGTATCTCCAACGCGAGGCCGTGGAGATGCTATTATTATAAGCCGTCCGGCCCGCGTGGGCCGGGAAAAAGAACAAACCGAAAAGAAAGGAACCGAAATGAAAACTCTCAAAGAAATTATCGTAGAACGAAAATGCAGAAAAGGCGCGGCGGATGGAACCACAAAAGATGGTGCATATTGGATCCCGGTATCGTGCAAAATAGACTGCGCGGGCGGCGATGGGATTGGTCAAAACAGCGCAAGTATATCTTGGTGGCTTACAATCCGCCATTACAGATCTGGCGAGGTACGGGCCTATCTGGTGTGCAAATCATGGCACCAGAACACGGGAACGGAGCGAGAAAAGGTACGGGCAGATGCTGTGCTGGATTGCACTACTATTGAGGATCTGGTTATCGCGATAAAAAAACACGCCATCACTGATGAGTATAATGGCGAGTCCGTGCAGGTGGATGTCGATAATCACTTTTTACCGGAGATCGCCAAGGCGATCCCCGAGTTGCCGGAGTCTGTGCCCGGGCCTGACGCCTGAATTTAAATTTTAACTACTCTTTTTCCCTTTGCCCGTGCGCTCGTTGCGGCGGGCAGAGGCGGGTATCGGCACATGGGCGCCCTGATCGACGCCAAGGGACACAGGGTTGTTTTTGGTGTCAATTCCGAAAACGCCGCTATTATTCTGGCGGCACTGGAAAATCAGGCTCAATCCGGTCCTTTAAATATAACAGAACCCGTGTCCCCTAAAACGGTTACAGAAATTGTGAAATAAATTTAATTTTTCAGCTTGACAAAAAGTGAAACATTTGCTATTGTTTTGACTTATCAGAATGGCAGAGAAAAACGGAAAGCACAAATGACGGATTTGGACGAACAATTTAACCCACTGGATAACGATTTTACGCTGGCGCAGCAGATGGATAGTGTGATCGGAGAAATAGACGCCATGAGCGACGCGGTTGGGGTCCTGATTAAGCAGCGGCATGATCTGTTTGAGGCTATGGTCTTTGCGTCCCAGATTGATGCCGATTTACATCTTGTACAGTTTTTCTTACGGACCAAGGCGCGTGAAGTGCTGGCCATGAGTCCATCAAAATTTTGATTTATCGCGCCAGACGTGTGCCCCGGGCGCATGATCCGCGACATCGTGCGTCGTCTGGCGCGTTTTGATAATTGAATAATGCGGCGTGGCTCTACTGAGACGGAAATTATGGTGAAATGTGAAGTTCCGCGAGAAAACCACAATCAGCCCGAATGGGCCAGTAGTCCGAGAAGCGCAGTTTTCCGCCGCCGCACCCGTCCCCGTAGCTCAGTCAGGTTAGAGCAAAGCAGCGAATGCTTACTTGTAGGCATACAGCAGAGGTCGCAGGTTCGAATCCTGCCGGGGACAATTCTGGCCGAAACCGCTTTTGGTCGGTCAGAGATCATAACCTGTTCCCCGGCTTGTTGCCGGGGAACTTTTAAAGAAAGGCTTACTATGTCCAAGGACGGTGTTAAAAAGTACAAACATATCGTAGTCCACCTTGACGATGCCGGAACAAAGGGTCGATTCGAGCGACTATGGAATGACTTTGCGAAACAACATCCCGAATGCGGGACGAATCAAGGTTTGTTGAGACAACTTTTAATTGAATCAGAGAAAGGAAAATTATGAACGATGACCAATTGAAACAAAGATTTTTAGCGTTGCAGAAAAAAACGGTTTTCCAGCCGGGCGACATTGTGCGGTGGAAAGAAGGATTGTCGAACAGGAAGTTGCCCGGGGTTGACCAAATGGCCGTCGTCACCCGCATTCCCGAATCGCCTATTTTGGCCAGTGAAGATTCTGGCTCACAGTATTTTAATGAGCCGCTTGATATCGTCGTCGGTCTGTTCGTCGGCAGCGGAGAATTTTGCGAATATCACCAGGATTCTCGACGGTTTGAGTTGGTAGAGGCCCGTGTTTGACGCCGCCGAGTTGAAACTTGAAATGCCACAAACGGAATCGGTATAGATTCCAAAACATAGCTTTTCTAAGGAAATAGTTGCATGGAAAAGATCACAAAAAGAATTGAGGCGGCCTTGACGCAAATGCAGTTGGCCGAGAACGAAATGAATCGGATGAAGATTCAGAAAAAGCCGGTAACACTGGACGATAAGGATGCCGCGATGTTGGTCGGCATCCAGAAGATCACGGACGCGCTGAAGCTTGACGTTGTGCTTTAATATTTTCCACCCACCCAACGAGTTGCCTCTGCTCTCGATAAAAGCGGGGAGCTTTTTAAAGGAAGAAAACATGGTTCCCACACCTGGCATTTACGAAGGCATTAGTTTTGAGGTTTACCAGCAATGGGAAGCCGTCAATAATTCTGTGCTGAAAATCCTCTCGGATGATCGCCGTTGCCCGGCCCATGCTAAACAATATATCGATGAGGGTCGCAAGGATACGCCGGCGATGGCCATGGGTCGCGCCATCGATGCTTATTTGTTGGAACCATTACGATTTGTGAATCAGTTTTCGGTCTGTCCGGCCTGCGATAAGCGCACAAAAGAAGGAAAAACGATCTTCGCTGAGTTTGAATCGACGCTAAAGCCCGGACAAGAAATTATTTCGCAAGATGATTACGAGACTTGCATCCAGATTTATAACGCCGTGTCTTTGTCTCAGGCGATGCGGCTGATCAGCGGCGGAAAATCTCAGGTGTGCGCCGTGTGGGTGGACAAGGAAACGGGTTTGACCTGCAAAGCTCGGTACGATTACTATCAGCCCGATATCCCGATGATTACAGACCTCAAAAGTACACAGGATGCCAGCCCAGGTGGATTCGGATATGATGTGTTTAAATATGGCTATTTCCAACAGGCTGGGTTTTATTGCATGGGCCATGAGGTGTTGACTGGCTTTGACCCGTGTTTTGCGATCTTTGCTATCGAAAAAGAAAAGCCGTACGTGCATTCCAGCTTCGAACTCGGCCCCAAAACAATTCAGGCGGGAAAGAATGCCGCACAGAGGGCGTTGAAAAAATACAAGGAATGTATTGAGAGCGGAAAATGGCCGCTATATGCGGATAAAATTGTGATGCTGGACATGCCGAATTTTGCCCTTGAAAAATTCGGCGTCAATCAATATCAGATGTGAAAGATGGACAATATGAAAGAAATTGAGGCACAAGAATTAAACGATGATGGTAATCAGGTAAAATACTCAACGAGATGCTCTTTTGAAGTTTGTATAAGTGGTGATCGATATGCAGAATTACAAATAATAGCGGACGAACAAAATTGCACTGAAAGCGAGGCTCTCGAACGGGTTCTTCGCGAAGGATTTGACAGTTAAACCAGACACAGCAGAATTCGAAACGGAATGGTGAAATTATGGCAGACGAAAAAAACGAAACTGATGATGTGGTTCAAAATATTCTTGTCCCCTTTAATCCCTTGGAGGCCGAGATTGCACGGTTAACAAAGCTGAATCGCGAATTGGCATTTGATTATCGAGACCCAAAACAAAACAAAGAGGCCCGAAGCCATGTGTTTTTGTTGCGTCAACTGAAGTCTCAGATTGCGACTATCCATAAACAGGCCAAAGAAGTGCCGCTTAAAATAACTCGCGCCATTGACGCCAAGAAGAATGAACTGACAGATCGCGTTGAAATAGAAATCGCAGTACATGCCGAGCCGCTGGCCGCCATTGAAAAAGAAGAAGCGGATAGATTGGCCGCGGAGCAACGCAAGCTATTAGAAGAGCGGGCCGAAGCCGAAAGAATCCGGCTGGCTGACATGCAACGCCGGGAAAACGAGATCGCTGTGGCGCGTAAAAGACTCGAAGACGAAGAACGGGAGCGGCTTGCCGTTATTAAGCAGCGAGAAGATGCTGTGGCGGCCCAACAAGCGAAATTAGATAGGGACGAACAGGAACGACGAAATATCAAGTTGGCCGAAGAGCGTACCATTGCGGAATCAGAACGCAAAATAAAAGAGGCCGAGGAAAAACATCGCCAAGAATTGCAGGACGCCGAGAACAAACGGATCGCCGACTTGAAAGCCGCCGAACAAAAGGCTATTCAAGAAAGGGCTGCGAAGGAATCTGAACAGAAACGTCTCGCGGAGATCGAATCAAGGCGACAAGCCAATGTTAAACATCGCGCGAAAGTGAACGCAGAAGTATTGAGCATATTTACCGATTGTGGTATGCAAAAGAAAACGGCAGAACAATTGGTTCTGGATTTATCCAAAGATTTATATCCTGCATTGAAAATCATTTACTAAGGAGAAAACCAGTGGCAGAGAACACAGACCTTGCAAAAGTACCCGAAACAACGCCGCAAAAGAACCTGACTGTGGCCGTGGACGATTCTTCTTTTTCGTCCTATTTGGACACAGCGAAATTTAACCAGTTGTGGCGCGTGGCGAATGTGTTTGCCGGCAGCGATATTGTGCCGGACCATTACAAAAACAAGCCTAACAATTGTTTCCTCGCGCTCCAGATGGCAACGCGGCTCGAAATGGAACCCATTATGTTCATCCAGAATTCCTATGTGGTACACGGGAAGCCTGGCATACAAGCCGTCGTCATTGTCGCTTTGGTCAATAGCCGCGGGCCATTCCAAGGACCCATCCAATGGAAATTCGAGGGGGAAGGAAAGGCCCGCAAATGTACCGCTTACGCCGTGCATAAAGTCACAGGCGAGACCTGCTCGGCAGTCGTTTCTTGGAAAATGGTTGAAGCCGAAGGGTGGGACAAAAAAAGTGGATCCAAATGGCTCACCTTGCCTGACCAGATGTTCCAATATAGGTCGGCGACATTTCTGGCGCGGTTGTACTGTCCAGAGGTGATCTTGGGACTTCCCACCGCAGATGAATTAGTGGACACAGAAGTTCAGGAAGTTAGGAACAAGGAACTTCCTACCTCAAATCTCAATGAGCGGCTTTCCAAGAAAGTGGACTCACAAATCATAGAACCATCGCCGCAAATCAATGAATCAACCCGAGAACTACAGCCAGAAGTGGACAAGACCCCTTCCGACCCCACAAATCCTGCTCGGGAAGCCGCCAGTGATGCGAACGGCCAAAATCCAGGCAAAGATACACCCAATGGAGTGCTTGCGTCTGAGCGGTACTACTGCAAGGCCTGTGACAAGACGTTTCCGACGCCAGCGGGCGGAAAAAAGAGGTTGTGTCGGCATTGTTTGTCGGCTGAAATAATTGATCGCTGGGAAAGTGTATAAAAATAGAACTTTAATCTTTTAATAGTAGAAAGGACTGGTATGGCAAGGAAGAAAGCACAGGAACAATTGGAACTGATCGACACGAAGCCGGAAAATTCCAAGAAGATTATCGCCATGGCAAAGCGATACAAGCAGGCGCAATCGGAACGAGTTACTGCATTGGCCGAAGAGATCGCCCGAAAACAGGATCTTCTGGACCTGATCAAACACGAGCATTTGCAGCCAATGGAAGGCGGCAAGATCGAGTTGGATCTGGATGGATTCAAAATCACCGTCACGCCGCGGGACGAACTGGTCAAGGTCAAAGACAAAAACGAAGAAGGCACTGAAGAATAATACTCATACAGCGGGAGAATGGATTCTCCCAATTTTAAGAAAGGTTTAAAAAAATGGAACAACGAGATTTGCTCAGAGAAGATATTACGTGGTGTATCCAGCGGTTTCCTTCCGGATTGAGAACGCTGCTGAAATCTGAAACAAGTAATCTGGTAGTGGCGGGCGGTTTTATTCGCTCTTGTGTCGCCAACGAAAAGATCAGCGATATAGATTTATTTTCGACTTCGAAAGAACAAGCTGAATTATATGCTCGGCGATATGCGGGCGATAAAGGCCGCGTCATTGCAACTGACAACGCCTTCACAGTCGTCGAAAAGGCTCAGATCCCAGTTCAATTTATCCATCGATGGGTGTACGAAAAACCGCAGGATATTTTAGCATCCTTTGATTTTACAATCGCAATGGCCGCGATTTGGTTTGATGGAATTTGGAATGGAATCTGCGCAGATCGATTTTACACGGATCTGGCCGCCAAGAGACTTGTGTATACCAGCCCCAAGCGAATCGAAGAAGTCGGCGGCTCCTTGCTTCGCGTCCTTAAATTCTACCAACGCGGATATCGGATACCGCTCGATTCGTTCGGCCAAGTGATCGCCCGTCTCGTGTCTGGAATCCAAGAAAACAGATTGGGTATTGAGAACCGGGGAAATGTAGAAGAATGGACTGGAAAAGTTTTAACCGGGCTGATGAGAGAGGTAGATCCACTCGTTGATCTCGGCGATGGCGCCTATTTCCCCGCGTCTGACATTGTTGAGACGGAGCCAGAAACCGATGAACTCAATCTCTGATGAACAAATGGACGATGCAGAAATAATTCTGGCCGACATGGGAATTATCATCGTCAGGACAAAAAAATGGTTGTTATTAATCCAGTAACGAGGGAAGTCGCGTATGATTACATCTTTGACAAAAAGTCAAATCGACTTGCTACCGGTTTATGCCAAAAAATACATTGACATAGGCTTATCAACAAAACCGTTTACGTTGGACCAAGCAAGAGTCATCGTTGATGGATTTTATGATAAGATACTGCTTAAAAAGCCGCCTAAAATTATTTTGATTATGGATAATCCAATTGATACGTGGATTGCAACGTGTATGATCCGTCAGCAAGTCGGGCAGCAAGTCCGGCAGCAAGTCTGGCAGCAAGTCGGGCAGCAAGTCCGGCAGCAAGTCTGGCAGCAAGTCGAGCAGCAAGTCGGGCAGCAAGTCTGGCAGCAAGTCGAGCAGCAAGTCGGGCAGCAAGTCTGGCAGCAAGTCTGGCAGCAAGTCGGGCAGCAAGTCTGGCAGCAAGTCGGGCAGCAAGTCTGGCAGCAAGTCGGGCAGCAAGTCTGGCAGCAAGTCGGGCAGCAAGCCGGGCAGCAAGTCTGGCAGCAAGTCGGGCAGCAAGTCGGGCAGCAAGTCGGGCAGCAAGTCGGGCAGCAAGTCGGGCAGCAAGTCGGGCAGCAAGTCCG